GTAGCAGCAAATTGACTATCTGCTAAATCATTTGCAGCATTTAAACGGCTAAATCGTTCCTGATCCTGTCTGAAAAATTCTCCGGTACCATTCATATCCGCTTGGATACCACCCCAGTTTTGAACAGCATTATTCACTTTATCGCGTGTCTCTTTATCCTGATTGGCTTTAGATAATGCGATTAGCTTTTGCCGCTCTTCTATAGAAAGCTTGGTATTCTTAAGAATTTCCTCCCGTTCGAGTCTGTAACGTTCCTGCATGGCTTGCGTTTCAGAAAGCAGAGATAAACGGGCTTGAAACAACCGCTGTTCCTGAGCTAGTTTTAATAACCCTAACTCTTGCTGTTTTTGCTGTTCCAGCAATTCAACAGCTTGCTTCTGCTCAAACTTACTTAATTCAAGGTCATGAGCTGCATTGAACTTTTTACGGTTAAAGGACTCTTCTAGTAACTGTTCCTCGGTTTTCTGGAACTCCTTATAGTCTTCCAATTTCGTTCTAAGGGCTTGTTTGGCTATAGCAATATCATTATCTGCACGACGATTTATTTCCGCCTTTATTTCTGCAGTACGTTCCGGGCTAAAGTTTGCTTTATCAACATCCTCCAGTCTTGCCTTTCTATTATTGTTAATCCGTCCGACTTCACTAGCCACCTCATTTTCAAGTGACCGTTGCAAATCCTGTTGACGTTCAAGTTGAGATTGAATATCACCAGCTGCTTTATCACTTCCTTTACTTGCACCACCTTTCACCTTGCTCTGCATCTTGGGAGATTGATGTAGAAGCTTAAGAGACACTCCATCCTCAAAGATCACTTCACTGACATAACCACCTCCCTTGCTGTCATACCATGTCTTGATATCTTTCACAGCAACATTGGTCGTGATTGGTGTTCCTTCAGGCATTGAAAAATCAATACCTTTATGAAATGAAGAAGCCCCTTTAGTTGGGGCTTTTCGTGGACCATAATTAGAACTGATCTTGTAGGAAGTTAAAGGTTTTCCTCCCGCCTGTAATCGAGCCAGATGTTCATTAGAAACTTTCTGACCTGACAATGAGCCACCATATCGGACGTCAAGATGTGGACCAGTACCAATACCGGATTGACCGGAAATACCGACCAAGCGTTTAGTAAGTTTTGCTTGTTTTTCAATTTCCTGCGTCTGCTTTCTTTTAGCTTCAGTTAATTTATCTTCTCGCTCCTGTTGTTCTTCGATGATCTTGAGATTTCTAAGTGCGCTATCAATTTCATCTTTAGACAAAATTGCACTCATTCCTTTAGCTTTTTGCAGTTCTAAAATGGCATTAGCTTGAGCAACAGTGTAACCTTTATCAAGCCAACCTGATTTATAGATTGAATCAATAACGCTATCTTTTTGCTTGGCTTGATAATCTTGCAAAGCCTTAGTTGCCTTTTCTGCTTCAGTAGCAGTATTTCCTAAAGCATCCGCTTGTTTTTGATGCTGAATTGCCGCATTTTGTGCTTCATTACCTCCAAGTTTCACTTCAACTCTTAATAATTTAAGTTTCTCAGCTGATAAACTTGCTTTAGATGCATTGTCATCATACTGCGCAGCCTGTTTTTTCAGATTTTCATATAGATCTGTAGGCAACTTAATTTTATTTAGACGTTCAATGGCTTCTGTATAGCTGATAGTTCCAGTTCTCGCTTCTTGGGAAATTTTTTCAACCTCCCTATTTCCTCGTGCATAGTTCTCGATATCAATTAATGCAGACCCTACAGCACGCGATGATTTCTCTAATGCTTTATTTTGTGCATTAAAAGCAGTAGTTAAATCATTAACTGCTTTAGCCTTATCATTGCCAGTTAATTTTTTTAACTCCTCATCAGCTTTCTCAGCAACTTTAGCTTGTTCAGCAAGCTTTTGCTTTGCCTCCTCTGCCTTATTATTAAAATAAGAATAGGCTGCCGCTAATCCCATTACTCCTAATGTTGCAACTCCAGCCCACCCACCAATTAATCCAAACGCCCCTTTAGCTAGTCTCCCTGCAATTGAAGTTGCAGTATTTAGCTTAATTTGAGCTGCTGTTTGTGCATTTGTAGCAGCAGTTACTGCTGCCTGTGCTTGTGCGTATCGAGTTGCTGCCGCTGTTGCGCCAAATTTAGCTTGGGTTTCTGCATTTGTTGCTCGCACATTCGCGAGATGAGCTTTTGCTGCATTCAAAGCAGCGGTAGCTTCTGCATATTCTGCTTGAGCATTTAATACAGATGCTTGGCGGCTCGCTAAAGTTGAAGCCATTCCCTCTTTAATAGCAGCGCTCTTCATCAAAATTGCACGAGTGATATATCCAATACCAACTACTAAAGCCCCATCAGCAATTAAATCTAAATTACTTGCAAGAGTTTGAACTGATCCAGCTAATACCTGTGCCGCACCACTTCCCTTACCTGCTTCGCCAACAAATTTTGTGATCTCGTTGTTTAGGAGTGTGAGAGACTGCCCGATTGTGATATCTGTTTTAGCAAAAAGAGCATCAACATCAGATTCTACATTTCTAAGCGCTTTTACAATTTCTTGTGAAGTAATTTTTCCTTCAGCTGCTACTGAACGTAATTCACCTACAGTAATACCCATACCTTTAGCAATAGCCTTTGCTAGTGCTGGGGTTTGCTCCATTACAGAATTAAGTTCTTCTCCACGCAACGTTCCACTAGCCAAGGCCTGCCCGAACTGAACTAAAGCTGCATCAGCAGCTTCTGCGCTTGCACCACTAATTGCTACAGCTTTAGAAACTGTTTCAGTTAAACGTGCTGTGTCATCCATTGTGAGGTTTAAAGTTTTGGCATTATCACTAAAACGCTGGTAAACCTGTAACACAGAATCCCAAGCTGAATAGGTTTTTTGAGCAATTCGGAAAGTGTCTTCCGTTGCTTTATTTAGTTCAACTTGATTGTTAGTGACTAACTTAAGGCGATTTTGTAATCCAGTATATGTATCCATCTTTGAAATGGCTGAACCTACTGTTAATAAACCAGCCATGTGTCCAGCTAAAGCTCTGGTGGCTACAGACAAGCTGTCCATAGACTTAGATGCAAATTCACCTTTACGTTCAATGCTAACAAGTTCATTGCCTAGATTACGCGCATTACGTTCAGCATTTTGCGAATCAATAACAATGACCAAACGGGATTCTTGTGCCATCTTTACTTTCCTCTAGGCATTAAAAAACCCACTCAAATGAGTGGGCTCTGTTTAAATTAAAAATAATTACTAAGCTGGGCAGTTAAACCAGTTCGGTCGTGCTAGAAATCTTTGTCCATTAGACATGGCTATCACCGAACAGTCTGCATCGATCAACGGCTCATTTTGTAGGTTCCTGAAATCCAACAATCTAGCAATATCTCGTGCTGCTTCATTCGCTTTCACTACTAAGTGTGAGTAATACGCGAACTTCTTCATATCAAGCATTTTTACAGCAAGCAGAACTGGAACGATTTCATCATTTTCTATGATGACTGCTTCAGTAAGTTTGCGAACCATCTCATAGGCGTCTTTATCAAATAAAGGATCTTGAGGTTTCTTTTCCTCTGGTTTTGCCTTTAAATCCATAACTTCTAAATAATGCTTAGCATCTTCAAAGTGAATCGCTCTCAATTCTCGGTAACTTGCTGAGTATTTAAAGTGATTCTTTAAGCGACTCCACATTTGCACAATCAAATTTTTATTACCTTTTGCTCTTGTATGAACAATGTTATAAAGAATGCCAGCTTGTTCTGGTGAGATAGTTTGTTTTCCATTAAGCAACCATTCCATCACAAGTGAATCATAGGCACGAATTACCATTAAATGAAATTTAGGGCTAATCCACATTGCATATGCATAAACTAGTTCTTTTACTCCAAATGTCCCAACTCCATTGACCACTTTTACAGCACTCCTCATATTTGAGGGGTGGTCGTTTTCTGAGCTTCTCATATTTGAGAAGCTGTCGATTTCTTTGATTAATTCTTGCGTTTGCTCATTACGCAAAAAGTTAGCAGGCTTATGTTTAGCCAAGTCTCCACTAGCCTTGTGAAGGTCATTCAAGCAATAACGCCCATCTTCATCTTGGCGAATAGTAAATTCACCAATAACTAATGGCTTATTATTTGGATTTAAAAAGTTTTGTGTTAAATTAGACATGTTGTCTTTCCTGTAGATTGCGACATCAATTAAGCCCTGTCCGCCAAGATCATGGGCTTTTTTGTTGCCTATTGATTTCATGCTTTCGCACTCTCTCGCGTTAGTTTCTTTTTAAGCTCTTCAAAATGTCTCACTAAGTAGTTATTCAGAGAGCGCCCTTCTTTCTTTGCCTGCTCTAACAAAAACTCTTTTAGCTCCTCAGGCATCCGCGTATTCATTTGTACAACATTCATAATTTCTCCTTTATAGTCTCACATCAAATGTTAGCGTTTTGCTATGTTAGCAATATGCTAATATTGATGTCAATATTTTTTGATAGCATAATGCTAACAACCTTCAATTTAGTTGTAATATAATGGCTGATATTCAATTTAATCTACGCATTCCAGAGGAATTGAAAGAAAAGATTAAGCAAGCCGCAACTGAGAGTGGCCGATCAATTAATGCTGAAGCTCAATACAGGCTTGAGCAAAGCTTTGAATTACCACGTTCAATCAATATGGAAAAAGTGCTGCGTTTTATTGATGCTGTTAACGCTTTAGAAAGAATTGAAAAATTGGAAAAGGAATTGGATTCTTTAAAAAAAATAGAATAAGTTCAATATAATTACCACTATATGAAAAAGCACCCTAGGGTGCTTTTATTAAAACTTATTCCACCCACATGCATTATTTTGCTTTCTCATGCCCGCCTTTAGTGCGACAAGGTTGAATTCTTGTAATGAAATCCCGCCATCGCTTGTTTTAAAGAAAATCTTTAGTTTATTTGCCGACTTAATTAGACTAACCAACTCCTCATTCTCGCCAAAATCCTGCCAGTCCTCTTCACTACGGACCTTTATCGGTTGAGCTTCTGTTGTTTTGTCTGTTTCAACAAAAACATAATCTTCACTTGTATAAGACAAGTGTCTTTGTGACCATAAACTTATAGATGTTGTGCCACCCTCACATCCAAGTCTTAAAATAGGATAGATGTATTTAAAACCCTCACCAACTGTTAGGCTAGATGGTGTTGCTGTAGCATGTTTTGCTGAAAAATGATATTCAGCATCCTTATATTTAGGTTCAGGTATTTTGAAGTTTGGGGGTATTAATTCATCCTTGTCATTAAATTTTGGTTGTTGGTTGCAAATTTCAGACCACGCTCTTGAAAATTGTTGATTAGCTATATTGTTTTCATCTTCAAAGAGTACCGTTTTATTATTAAGCACAATATATCTAGTTTTACCAACATACCCACCCATTCGATTCTTTGAGTTAACCTCACCACAAAAACCTTTCTGGTTTGAAAACATGGCGGAGCTTGGATCTATTAAATCCTGCTTAACAATCTCCTCAGAAAATGATTTTACCACCAAGTTAAGTCTTGCCTGCTTCTCCTCCTTGCTTTCACACCCTACCAAACCAAAAACCAAACTTAATAAAATAATCTTTTTCATATAAAATGCACCCAATATCAACACCTTAAAATTAGCTAATAATCCAAATAAAAATTATTAAAGCTATAAATAAAATAACTCCACTGATTATCCATTCAGATTTAGGGTAACCCCATACATTATCTGGATTATTAAAATCAGGTTCTCTTCTACGTGTCGTTTTCTTAGTATGACTAGAGAACTTAGAATAAGATAAACCAGTACCTGGAATACCTACTGTTGTGCGAGTACCCTTCTTACTTACATTTACACGTGCACCTTTCCCACCCACAGAAACACTTGATAGCCCTTTTTTACTAATATTGACACGGATTCCAGGAGCAATTTTTATACTTTTTCTAAAATTCAATCCCATCACATCACCTATCTAGAGCAGATCTTTTTAGAAGCACTGATGGAACCATCATTACAAACAAACTTACTACCATCGCAATGACTTATCCCACCTTTCTTACCAGAGCACGGTTGTCTCCCTCTACCTGCTTCCGCAACACTTAATGAGCTTAAAACTAATAAAAGACTTAAAATGACTTGTTTCATGGTTTTTACCGTTTGTTATAAAGTGTACTAACTTTAACAAACTGGTTACTAAATGTCACATAAAGGAAAACCACCCGAAGGTGGTCTTTTAAATCAGGCTATGCATGTAAAAGTTTTTCAGCACCAGCAGCCAAGAAAGCCGATCGAGTAGTATATCTCTTACCTTTACCTACATTCTCATCAATTTTACGAATCAAACGGCTTGGTAAAGTAACATTGATTTTTTCTGGTTTACCCAGATAACGACTAACATCAACTTCGGTAACCGCCCAGATCATTCCTTTATATTCAGGATCATCGACAAATTTAACTAGTTCGGAAGCTAATGGGATTTCCTCACCATCTTCAGCCAATATTTCTAAATGGCCTGAAATAGCTTCTTTAACATTCTCAATAGCTTCTTCAAGTGTGTCACCAGCACTAAAACAACCTGGAATATCAGGAACAGTGACACCAAATGCCTCAGTATCTGATCCTCGTTCAATTGCAATTGGATATAACATCTCAACACTCCATGCCCTTGGCATAAACATATCGCCCACTGCGTTATGATTAGTTGTAAGGGATATAGTATTTAAAGTCGGGAAACAGCGGGTCAATTTAGACCCGCTTGTTTCAAAATGCTTTTAACAGTTCCGTTTGGTAAATCCTTTTTAGGATGTGGGATTGTAACTAACCCCTTTTTGGTTGGGTGTTTAAAGTGATGATGACTTCCTGAAACCCTAACCTCATACCAACCATCTGCTTCAATCATTTTGATTAAATCCAGACTTTTCACACCAATCCCTTATTAACTTGATGAGATAATAATAACCCTAGAGTTATTATATGTAAATAACTCTAGGGTTACTTTTTTGAGGACTTGGAATTTATTTTTTTATGGGCTTCATCTAAAAACAAGTTATCCAACGCAAAAATACAGTCATTAAAAATATGAGCAGCCACGGGTAAATCATTATGCTCTGCATAGACATTGATTGCCTGCTGATCTAAAGATAACGGGATGCCCTGCTCATACCGTCTGGATCTGGCAATAGTACTAAATGCCGAAAGAATAGAGTCGGCCGCATACGAATATTCTGGCGGATCCGGAATACGGCCACCTAAGAACTTGATTTGCTCGATTTCGTGCGGCGTTTTCGACGCATACGTTTTTTGGTATTTGTAGAGCTCGATGACTTTCCCAGAATTAAAGCCTTGTCCTTGTCGGCTTCTTCCTGAATCTTCTGGGCCTGTTCTTTAATGAATAGCCAGATTGAAATACCAATATCACCAAGATTAAGAAGCTTTGAAGCATTCTCAGGTGTATAGGGCTTTTCAGATTCAACCGTTTTATCGTCTACGATTTCGGCAAATACCACACCTTTCCAGTCTTCGATTAAGTGGGCGGCGCATGCATCCATTAACAATTCATGGTAAAGCTTGGCATCTTCATCTTTGACCATTACATCGTAGCCTTTAGACGAGATCTGGTTTCCTGCTCGTTCAATAGCTACCTGAAAAGGCTTATATGCGATACCACGGACTTTGAACTCAGCCTGTACCTCTCCATCAGAACCCTTATATTCACACCATTTTGATACGTCCGAGCTTTTAATAATTCCGACTTTTAAAGCCATAACAACCTCTAATTTTGAGAAATAAAAAAGCCCATGGGATTCCATAGGCTTTGTTACTGAATAAGTTGATTACACAAGAGCGCGTACAATTGTTGGCGCTGTACGAACTTGGGCAAAGTTGATATCTACAGTAATGATGTCATCACCACCACCATCCGGGTGATTGGCTTCCATGACTTCCAATTGCGGGAAGTTGAACGAATATTTACTTCCTTTGCTGTCTCTGATGTCGAAGGTCAGTGTAAACACATCACGGGTTTTGATTGCATCAATCCAACCAGCAGCTGTGGCCGAGAACATGAATGAAGCATTCGCTTCGATATCCATCATCTTCTCTAAATAAAACTCTGGAGTGTATTTACCAGATCCGATACAACGGATTGCTTCAAGGTTATTGTTAATAGAAATGGTCAAAGACTGTAGACATGCTTTGCCTTGAATTGACTGGCCGTTTACAAGCAAGTTTTCCACGTTCGGCATACTGACAAGCGGACGAGTCGAAGCTGCAACCGGATTCACTACAGGGTTAGTTTGCTGACGAGTAAACGAGCTACCTACAAGACCAAAGTTACCAGTAATTTTTCCAGTGGTCTGGATAGTAATTTCACCAGAATTAACCTGTACTCCACGATAAATAAAGACTTGGCCAACATCTTCGAAAACTTTAACTAACGTTAATGACTTACGTACCGTACCACCAAAACTTAAAGCGTTACCCGCCCAATTATTGAAGGCTAAAGCACTTAGGAATAGATCAAATGTTCCAAGTGATAATTCAAACTCTAACTGACCTGCTACTTCTGCTTCAGTAACTACCCCACCTTGTCGAAAACGTGAATCAACCACTTCACTGCTTTCTTCAGTAGAAACATTTTCAGATAAACCATCACTTACACGGCGAACTGTGTACCAGATCGGGTTTGCTGGAGTTGTTCCTAAAACTGCTTCTTCACAAGCATATAATCGAATTTTTGCGCCTGAACTCATTTATGGTTCTCCAAAATTTAGGCAATAAAAAACCCGCTTTTTAAGCGGGTTATTAAAGTGTTTCGTCTGTGTCTGAGATTTCTGGCGGTTCCACGCCATTCATGGCTGCAGCAACTGCCTGAGATAAGTTAGTAGGCTGGAAATCCACTGGTGTTTCACTCAAAGTTTCTTCAACCTCAGGTTCTGGTTCAGGTTCTTCATGCAGACGGATATCAATCCAGCGGCCTTCTGGAATGTCCATTGGGTTCTCGTGATCTGCCACAACAGCAGCAAGTTCAAAATCAAACTTACGCTTGTAAGTTTTAATTGAGATGTCACCATTTTCTAGGGTGTCATACACTACTGCGACGATTGTGTTGCCGTTTGCATCTTTCGGTACTTCGATATACCAGCCTTCCTGAGCAAAGCCTAAAGAACCTTCTAGTAAATAATCACCAACATCAATTCTCTTAAATTCAATCGGCTGTTTTTTTGCATCATTATTGAGCTCGATATGGTCGTTAAATAGCTTAACTACTGGTGATGCTGCTTTTATGAAACCGTTGGAATCCACAGAAGTATTCGCAGATGTTCTTAGCTGCTCAATTACAACAGGTATCTCACTGACAATAACAACGTCATCTGTATGAACAGTAACTAAATAATTATCAGATGTAATATTGGAAATACCGGAAAAATATCTAAATGCCGATGTTGAAGAACTTGCTGTTCTTCGAATGGCAACATAGTCTACATTTTGATATTTAACTACAGCCATACCTGAAATATGAGTTGTTACACCAATACTAATAAACCGAGCTGTAACACGATCATATGCTTGCTGAATTGATACTAAAGTTCTCGAATGTTGATTTGCTGAGCCTGAATCACCCCTCGAAAACACTAGCTCACCAAACATGTTTCGATTGGGTGAGCTGCTGACAGAATAAGGAAATAACAATACATAGCTAACGACAGAATCTAGGTTTACTCCCGTAATCATTTTTCTTTCAAAAGTTTGGCCTACTCCACCAATTCCAAAACCGCCAACTTCTATCAAATTACCAGCTGTAGTACCAACATTTCTAGTCGCGGCACTACCAAGCCCTAAGTTAGTTCGAGCATCTAGTGCAGTTGTCGCCCCAGTACCACCTTGAGAGACTGCAGCAGTACCTTGGACCTGCGAAAAGTTTGGTGCCAGATTAGGAATGCCTGAAGCGAATGGCAGCATGAATTGCCGTTTTCCCTGAGCCGAGTTATACGGGAATGGCCGGTGATCCCAACTAAATTTAAAAACAAGATTTGCCATTATGCTGTTACCCCGTCAATCACTTGGAAAGTCAAAGTTTCAGTGTGCTGCGTAGTACCACTAACTACAGCTTTAATATCCATCTGACACAGCCCTAAAGGCCAAGTTGCAGTGCTTGCACTAGATTTAATATTCAGCCATCCCTTCTGTGTACTTTGATTTAATGCAGCACAAGTCAAGGTAGCTACAGCTGCTCCATCAGCCAAAGCTTTAATCTGTGAAGTAAAGGTGTAACCGGTTAGATCAATTGCACGGCGAACATCATCCGGTGGATACTGCAGGGTTTCATCCATATCAACCAGCTGCAAGTTCAAGTTGAATGTGTCACCACGCTTAAAAACAAAATTGCTCATAAGTGATTCCTATAGACATAAAAAAACCACCGATGAGGTGGTAGTAGAAAGACGTAAAAAACTGCTTCTTAGCGGTCATTTAATTAAAGTAATTTAAGGTTTGTAATCTAAATCAACACTTACTCCAGTAACAACGTTATGTTTAGGCCCTCCGAGACAATCAACATTAGCCAAGCGTATATTCACATCGGAAACACATAGCTTATTTTCGCTTTGCCACTTCTTCAGTTCAACAGCCATAACATCTTCAAGATGTCTTTCCAGCTCTTGCCGTTTAATTTCGATTTCTTCTAAAGTCAGCATACATGACATATCAATTCACCTTGTACCCAATGCTCACATTATACTGAATGAAATCAGCATCTTTACCCGCATAGATGGATTGACCATTCAAACATTCTAAGTGTTCGATTGTGAAATATTCAAAATGGGCAAGTAATGCATCACTCAATTTTGTGATTTCAATTATTCCTGAATTGGGACGTGCAAAGCATTGAATCATGATATTACCGGTACGGCGAGTACATGGCTTATCTGCAATGCCAGAAGTAAAACTGGGACCACCTGCAATCGTTAAGCAGCACCAAACACCATCTTTAGGTACATTAAAGCCTGGTAAATTTGGATACTGGATTCTGTCTTGCGTAATACCGGTAAAAGCTTGCATACGATCGATAATAGCTTGCCTTGTCTGCTCTAAAGTCATTGCCATTTTAGCCGCCATACTTCTGAGAAATAAAGGTA